TTTCGATGCGTATTGTTCGCCAATACGACATCAATAACGACCGTTTACCATGCCGTATTGACGTGTTGTATGGCTACTCCGTGATTCGTCCACAAATGGGCGTTCGCCTCTGGGGTTAAACCTAAATGCTCCCGCGCAAGCGGGGGCTTTTTAAATTATTTTTTAAAGGAATTTCATCATGGCTCTCCCAAATGGTGCAGGTGGTTATCAAATTAACGACGGTAATATCGGTGAAGCGATACTGTTTGTGCAAGGCGCTCCAACGCTTCTGTCGGCAGACGTAACAGTTACTGCTGCTCAGTTGTCCAACGGTCTATTCACAGTAGATCCTGCGGCTGACATCACAGCAACTTTGCCAACCGTAGCTTTGCTTGAAGCTGACGTTAGCAGTGCAGCAAAAGTTAACGCTGCGTTTGACTTTGCAGTGACTAACCTTGACTTGGCTTTCCAAGTGACGTTTGCAGTCGGTACAGGTTGGACAATCGCAGGTAATGCTATTGTTCTTGAAAATACTTCGGCTCAGTTCCGCGCTCGTAAAACAGGCGAAGGTTCTTGGACTTTGTATCGTATCGCTTAATGTAATATCCCGCCCTTCGGGGCGGGTTAACTTTTTTTGGAACTGATAAAGGAGTTTAAAAATGGCAAATAATAAACCGATTGGCGTAGCGTACGCTGATCCTTTGCTTGATTCTGTACAAGTTGGTACTTCTAGTGCGCCTATTGAAATTAATACTTCAGGCGTATTAAACGGTGCTTATGCAGTTACATCCGCTACATCTGGTGACACTCGTCTTAACTTTAGCCGTTTAACCTTTACCTCTACAGGTTCAGGCGAAACTGCGCGTTTCTTGACCCGTGTAACTGGTGCTAACGGTGCTACTGCTGGAACGATTAACGGCGCTCACATTACTTGTGCAGTTAATACCGGCGGCACAATTAGCGGTGCAGCTAACGCTTTGCGTGCAACGATTGGTGGCACGTCTACTAATCCAGGCGGTACGCTTGCTGCATTGCAACTTGATTCCGACTTTGCGTCTGGCGGTACTTGGACAAACACGTCTTTCTTGCGTGTAACTAATAGCGGTACTGGTGAAGTAGGCAATTTTGCTGTTATGCCAGCAGTAAGCGCAACTGGTGTATTCCGTGCAAAAGTTGGTAGCCCCGTTGTTACTCACACCATTCCTGTTACTAGCGGTGGCACAACGTACTACATCATGGTTTCTACTGTTGCGTAATGCAAATCACTAAAGAATTTTTAGTGGCAGAAATTGAGTCGCTAGAGTTTGAAGCAAATAAGGCGCAAACCTTTTTAATTCAGGCTCAAGCGACTATTACTGCGTATAAAATGCTAGTGGATAAGCTAGACCAACCCGAACCTACTGAGGAACAATAATGGCGGTTATTTATTTAAAGCACCCTGTTCATGGTCATAAAGTCGCTTGTAGCGATTTTGAAGCCGACTATGATGAAACTCATGGCTGGGAACGCTATACTGTTGCTACGCCAGTAGAAGTAATTGAGGTTGAAGAAGTAGAACCTGAAGTCGAGGCGGCTCCTGCTAACGTGCTGGAAGTAAAGACAAGACGACGTAAAACAACCGCATAAGGAGTTACGCCATGACCACGGCAAACGACCAAATTAATGGCGCTCTGCGCGTACTAGGGGTTTTAGCCGAAGGCGAAACACCATCCGCAGCGACGTCACAAGACGCTTTAACGGCTCTCAATCAAATGATTGATAGCTGGAATACTGAGCGTTTAGCGGTATTTTCTACCCAAGATCAAATTGCCTCTTGGCCTGCTGGCGCCCGATTTTTAACATTTGGTCCAACGGGAACGCTACCGTTAGCATTAGGTGGCACAGCTAAACGCCCTGTTTTGATTGACGATGCAACGTTTTTTAGGGACGCTGCAACCAATATTTCATACGGCATTAAACTCATTAACCAACAGCAATACAACGGTATTGCCGTTAAAACGGTGACTTCGACCTATCCTCAAGTCTTATGGGTCAATATGACCTACCCTGACATTGAGATGTATGTCTATCCCGTACCCATTAAACCGCTAGAGTTTCATATTGTTTCGGTAGAAAAGCTCATGGAAGTGCCAAGTCTATCGACTGACATTACCATGCCGCCTGGCTACCTACGGGCGTTCAAATACAGCCTCGCCTGCGAGATCGCAACCGAGTTTGGTATCGAGCCACCCGCTAACGTAATGCGCGTCGCTATGACCTCTAAACGCAATCTGAAGCGTATTAACAATCCTGATGACATCATGGCCTTGCCATACAGCTTGGTAGGCACACGTCAGCGGTTTAACATCTATGCGGGTAATTACTAGGATTAACTATGTCAAATGTAACCATAACTCAACTACCAGTCGCTACGTCTGTTACCGCAGGTAACTTATTGCCCGTTCAACAAGGCGCAACTACACGCAGCGCATCAATTACCACTTTATTTACTAGTCCTACTTTAGTCGCCCCTGCGTTGGGAACACCTGCTTCTGGCGTATTAACAAACTGTACGGGTTTACCCTTAACTACAGGTGTAACAGGTACTTTGCCAGTAGCCAACGGCGGAACAGGAATTACATCCCTAGGCGCAGGCGTTGCTACCTTTCTTGGCACACCTTCTAGCGCTAATTTGCGTACGGCTGTGACGGACGAAACAGGTACTGGCGCGTTAGTTTTTGCTACAAGTCCTACATTGGTTACGCCAACATTAGGCGTTGCTACAGCGACGTCCGTTGCGACTGGCCCCGTGTTTGGTACAGTCCAGTCGTTATCAGGCCCAGGCGCAGTAAACATCACTACGTTAACCACGGCGTTTACGTCTACAGGCGCAGGCAATGCGTTGACCTTAGCTGACGGCGCAGCAGGTCAATTAAAAACAATTGTTTATGTAGCTGAAGCTGCGGGTGGTGACACGGGCGTTTTAACGCCTACTAATCTTGGCAGTGCAACTACTATTACATTTAATGCTGTTGGTGATTCCGTTACCCTTCAGTTTATCGGTGCTGATTGGTGGGTTATTGGTTTCCGCGGCGCTGTGGTTGCGTAACGCATGAAAACGCCAATTTTAGGGCAAGCCTATGTAGCCCGTAGCGTTAATGCGGCAGACAACCGCATGATTAACCTATTCCCTGAAGTCATCCCCAACGAGGGCAAAGAAACAGGGTTTCTTAACCGCGCCCCAGGCTTGCGTTTATTTACTGTTGCTGGCAATGGCCCGATTCGTGGCTTATGGGCGTTTGAGGGAAATATGTACGCGGTATCAGGGGATACCCTATTTAAGATTGATAGCGCCTACACCGTTACATCGTTAGGCACAATTGCTGGTACAGGGCAAGTATCCATGTCCGATAACGGTACGCAGTTGTTTGTAGCAGCCAATGGCCCAAGCTACATTTACAACGCCAACACCAACGTGTTTGCACAGATTACCGACCCTGACTTCCCCGGCGCAGTTACTGTCAGCTACCTTGACGGGTACTTTACATTTAATGAACCCAACAGCCAAAAGATATGGGTTACTAGCCTATTAGACGGTTTGTCAGTCGATCCATTAGACTTTGCTAGTGCAGAAGGCTCACCTGACGGTTTAGTAGCCGTAATCGTTAATAACCGCGAGGCGTGGTTATTCGGTACTAACTCGATTGAGGTTTGGTACGACGCTGGTACGCCTGACTTCCCGCTTGCCCGTATCCAAGGCGCAAGTAATGAGATTGGTTGCGTTGCACCATTTTCGGTTGCCAAACTTGACAACTCGGTGTTTTGGCTAGGGCAAGACGCTAGGGGCCGTGGCATCGTTTACCGCAACAACGGCTATACGGGCGTTCGCGCGTCTAACCATTCAATCGAGTGGCAGATTCAGCAGTATGGCAATATTAGCGATGCGATAGCTTATACCTACCAGCAAGACGGCCATAGCTTTTACGTACTGACATTCCCCACCGTACAAAAGACGTGGGTGTATGATGTTGTGACCCAATCGTGGCATGAACGGGCTGGCTGGTCTAATGGTGAATTTATACGTTATCGCCCCAACTGCCAAGTAGCGTTTAACAGTGAAATTTTTTTAGGTGACTACGAAAACGGCAACTTGTACGTTTACGATTTAGAAGTCTATGCCGATAACGGGCAAATTCAAAAATGGCTGCGTTCATGGCGCCCAATCCCAAGCGGTCAGAATAATCTGCGCCGTACCGCCCAGCACAGCCTACAACTTGATTGCGAAACGGGCGTAGGTATCAACTTAGGCATAACCGAAACAGACCCTACAGCAGCGTATTTTGTTGCGTCTACCCCTGTAATTGGAGTTCAAAGCCCCATCATTACAGGTTCAGGCGAATACCTAATATTTAATATGGCTAATATCCCTGCGCCCCTAAGCACTCAAGGCGACAACCCTGAGTGTATGTTGCGCTGGTCAGATGACGGCGGTCATACCTGGTCAAACGAACACTGGGCGCCTATGGGCAGCATTGGTCAGTTTGGACGCCGCGTGTTCTGGCGTCGGCTTGGCATGACCATGAAGCTGCGTGACCGGGTGTACGAGGTGTCGGGTACTGATCCAGTCAAGATCGCCATTGTAGGCGCCGAACTGCTATTGAGTCCGACCCGTGCCTAGTCCACTTAACATCACCAACATACCAGCGCCGCGTACGCCGCTGACCGACCCAGTTACAGGGCTATTGTCCCGTGAGTGGTATCGGTTCTTTTTAAATTTGTTTGATTTAACAGGTGGGGGTACTAATCCAACTACCCTTGAAGATTTGCAGATTGGGCCACCGAACAACGACCAGTTTGTGTTGGATCTGCAAAACGTTACCGAAGTGCAGACCAATGACAGCCCGTTGGTGTCACAAATTGCTGAATTAGCCAAACAAGTTCAGACCGCTGAACTTAGCGCCGAAGCTGCCGTAAATGCGTTGCAGGCTCAGATTATGAACCTGTCAACGGATGTGCAAGCTTTAGCGGTTGCGCCCCCAACAACACCTCAATTAAAACGCGCTCGGTACGGATCGTTTTATGACACCACTACGCAAACTGCCACGACCATCAATACGGCTAAAGCCATTACGTTTAACACCACCGATTTGAGTAACGGCGTGTACCTTGGCTCGCCAACGTCACGGGTATACGTGGATACGGAAGGTATCTATAACTATCAACTGTCTATTCAGTTAGATAAAACTAGCGGTGGTAATGAAGATTTTTATATTTGGTTCAGACTTAACGGCGTAGATGTCGCTAACAGCGCTAGTTACATACAAATTCAAGGCAACAACGCTGAAATTTTTTCTGCTTTAAATTACTTTTTTGACTTAAAATCAGGCGATTACGTAGAGATAATGTTTTCGGTTTCGGATCTTAGCGTTGAACTTGGGGCTTTTGCCGCTGCTCCGCCTGTCCCAGCCATACCATCTATTATCCTTACCGTTGCAAACAATATCGAAGGAGCATCAATATGACCGTCACCGTAAAAGTACTAATCCCAGCTAAAACCGCTGAAGCTACTCAAGTCACTCAATATACCGCTAATGGCGTAACAACCATCATTGACAAGTTTACGGCAACCAACTATGACACCGCCGCCCGTACCATCAGCGTCAATTTGGTTACGCTAGCTGGCACCGCAGGCAATGACAACTTGATCGTTAAGACCAAGTCCTTACAGCCAAGCGAAACGTACACGTTTCCTGAGATCGTAGGCGCAGCACTAGCAGCAGGTGGGTTTATATCCACCATTGCTAGTACGGGTACGTCCATTACGATTCGGTCAAACGGCAGAGAGATTACAAGCTAATGGGCAACAACGTAGACATTTTAGAAAAAAACCTTGGTGAAGGACTACGCCTGCCGTTTGATGCGGTGCGGTGGCTATTAGACTTGTACCATGCGTTTCAAGTTTTTGATGATTTTGCCGATAATGACGCAGTAGACCGCAAAGACTTAAACCTGTTAATCTGGAATACTTTAGTTGGTATGCAACAAAACCCCTTTTATACCGCTAACGCCTATTGCTTATCTTCTATAGTTGGGTTAAATATACTAAAATGGCAAGCATCTGATACGGTAGAACGATCAGGCAACGCCGACGCTAAGTCATACGTATGGCGAGCAGGGTATTACGATATTGTGTTAGCCGTGGTGCAGTTGTGTCACGGCCCTGTATTTGCGGCGCAAAACGCCCATATTGTTTTAGGATTGTATGGTGAAACATACGACGATTATATGAAGGAGTTTAAAAATGCCTGATCCAGTCACAGGTACTATTGCCGCTGTTACCGTAGGCAGTTCGCTTATTGGTTCAAGTGCTTCACGGGGCGCAGCAAGTACTCAAGCAGATGCAGCAGCGCGAGCGTCAGACGCGCAACGTCAAATTTTTGAGCGACAAGTTGAATTGCAAGAACCGTTTAGACAAGCTGGTTTAGCAGGTCAAAATCGGCTATTACAGTTGTTAGGACTTGGCGAAGATAAAACGGCTCCTGGCTTTGGCAAATACGCTACGGCTGAATTTGGTGCTGATAAATTTAAAGCTGACCCAGGCTACGCTTTTCGTATGTCTGAAGGCATGAAAGCTTTGGAGCGTTCGGCTGCGGCTAGAGGCGGCCTATTGTCAGGGGCGACCTTAAAAGGCACACAGCGCTTTGGTCAAGACCTAGCGTCACAAGAGTATCAAAATGCTTTTAACCGCTATCAAGCTGAACGTACAGGTACGCTCAATCCATACGCTAGTTTGGCTGGGGTAGCGCAGTCTAGTGCTAATACGTTAGGTACTCAAGCAGGTCAATTAGGTCAACAACTTGGCTCTAACATCATTGGTGCTGGTAATGCTGCTGCAGCAGGTCAAATTGGCGCTGCTAACGCTATTGTTGGTGGCGTAGGTCAAGGCATTAATTTTTATCAAAATCAACAGTTGATGAATCGTTTATTGCCTCAACAAATGGCTGGCCCATCGGCAGGATATTACGGCCCTGGCTTAAATTACTAAGGATTAACTATGGAACGAATTGATCCAAACATTGCGTTAGGCTTTCGGATGCCACAAATCCAAGACCCGCTTGTAGCGACAGCTCGCGCCCAAGAAATTGGCGTTAATGCGTTAAAAATGCAAGAACTTCAACGTGGAGTGCAAGAAGAACAAGAAGTGCGTAATTTTTTACGTGGCGCCGATTTAACTAAACCTGAAACCCGCGCTCAATTGTCACAGTTTGGTAAGACTGGTTTAGGCTACGGCAAACTGTTAGCCGAACAAGAAGAAGCTGGTTTAAAAACCAAGAAGCTGCGTGGTGATATTGACAAACAAGCCTTAGAACAAAGCCGTGAACGCACGTCTAATTTAGCATTTAATCCTTCTAACGAAAATATTTTGGCGCATTTACAAGATTCCGTTTTACGCGGCGAAATGAACGATGCTCAAGCCCAAGGATTATGGGCGCAAGTTAAAGATTTAAACCCAGATCAACGCAAACAGACATTTTTACAGTTAGGCGCTAATGCAGCAAAACGTTTAGAACAAATGACGTTGAGCGAATCTCAAAAACAAACTTTAAATTTGCAAGCAGAAGGGCAACGATTACAATACGACCCTACTCGTCAAGGTCAAATTGCAGGGGCTAAAGCAACCGCGCAAGAAGTCGCAAAAAGAGAAGCTGCTGGCAATATTGACGTTACTTCTAACCGCAAAGCGTTGGCGCAAGCTGGTTACGACGTGTCTACAGGTAAAGACGATATTACCGATTTAATTAAAAAATCTACAGGTAGCTACATAGGAAAAGCCGTAGATATTGGTGGCAGAACCTTTGGCACGTCCACCGCAGGTTCTGAAGCTTTAGCCGCTTTAGAACAAAAAGCAAATGCTATTACCTTTGGATTGTTAAACGGCAAACTTGGCGCAGGTATATCTAAATCTGACGCAGAATTAGTGGCAAGTTTAGTTGGTAAGTTAGGCGACGGAACTTTACCTGTTGGTGATCGTTTAGCAGCATGGGATAGCGCTAAAACTATGATGAAAAATTTAGGAATGGTGGCTGAACCAACAGGTAGCCCTAAACCTACCCCTAAACCTACCCCTTCTAGCGCTGGGGCTAACAGCGTAACAATCCCTGGCGGTAAAGTATTAAGTTTCCCAACACCAGAAGCAGCAGCAGCGTACAAAAAAGCAGCGGGGTTATAACATGGCCGTAGACTACGAAGCCCTTGCAAAGCAATTTGGTGGCTCGGCAACCCCTGCGCCTGATACTAAGATTGACTACGAAGCATTAGCCAAACAGTTCGGCGGCGGCGTAGCAGAACAGGTTAGCCCACGCCGTCAAATGGTTGAAGCAGAATTGCGTAGTGCAGCCGCACCGTTTGTTGGATTTAGCAAAGGTGCTGGCAATATCATGTTTGGTGGTCAACGGTTGGTTGGTAAAGGTTTACAAATGCTTGGCGCTGACGAAACAGGTCAAGCGCTTATTCAAGACGTTGCTCGCCGTCAAGCCGAACAAGAAGCGTTTATTGCGCCTTACAGAGAAGTTGCCCCCGCCATGACAGGTGCGGGTGAATTTACAGGTGAAACTTTAAGCACAATACCTTTGTTTGGCCCAGTGGCTAAGGTTGTTAGCAAAATACCAGGCGCAGGGCGAATAGCTGAAGCTATTAGAACAGGTGGTTTTAGCACAGGCGCGCCCGTAGCTACTACCGCAGGGGGCCGCGCTGTCGACATCGGTACACGCGCAGCAGGCGGCGCTGTTGTTGGCGGTACATCGGCTGCGTTAATTAACCCCGAAGAAGCAGGTACAGGCGCAGCGTTCGGCGCAGCGGTACCGTTTGTATTGCCTGCGGCGGTGCAAAAAATCGCAAGCGGCGTAGGCAAACTAGCAGACATCCGTCAAATACCTACCCAAAAAGCCGCTAATATTTTGCGAGAGTCTATCGGCGGTGGTGTAGATGAGGTTGTCAATGCTTTGCGTAACGCCAAACCAGGGCAAACCCCTGCACAAGCGTTGGCAGAAGCAGGGCTAAATGAACCTGTGGCTCAATCTTTACTTCAACGTGCAGTTGAACGGGATCCTAAGTTTTTTACTGATTTGTTCAGAAAACAAGATGCTGTAACCGCTAACGCGTTAGCTGAACTTGCTGGCGGCAAAACTGAAACGCTTACTAGAAATACGTTAAGCAACATGAAAAATGCGCTAAACGCTATGACCGAACCTGAAAAACAGTTTGCGCTTAACCGCGTTAACTTAGGTAAAGACATAGCTGCGTTTGAAAAAGAAGCAGGTAAATTAAGTGGTGAAGCCGCCAAACAAGTGCAAAAAGTCCGTGATTTAATTAGTGCAGGTAATTCCGCAGAAGCATGGGCGCGCTTGCAAATGATTAAACAAAACTTGCCTGTGGGCGCGGCTCGTTACACATTCGCCGATGAATTAGCTAGAAAAGCCGGAGGCCAATGGTCAGACGCTGCCGCACAAGGCTCGCTTGACGCGGGTCAAATGGCTCGTTCATATAAAGGTGCTGCCGATGCTCTACGATCAGCGGGTATTAAACCATTAGAAACAGCGCCTTTAGTTGACAATATTTTGGCAATTGGACGCAACCCAGGGTTTGCAGGTAACGATTTAATTGAAGCGTCTGTAGCACGTTTAGCAGATGACATGGCTAAATGGACGGCTGTAGATGGAATTATTCCTGGTGAAGCATTAGACGCCATTCGTAAAAACTCAGTTAATGCAGCAATTCGCGACGTAATGAAAGGGGTTGACCCTACAACGCAACAGCAAGCTGCAGCGTCCGTTATGGCTGAGATTAAACCGTTTATCATAGACGCCATTGAAAACGCTGGCGGTACGGGTTATCGTCAATATTTAGCTAACTACACTAAAGGCGCGCAAAACATCGCCGCACGTAAACTAAGCGCCGAAGCACGTACGCTATATCGTGACTCGCCAGACTTGTTTGTCAAACTTGTAGAAGGTAATTCCCCTGAAGCTGTTGAAAAAATCATGGGTAAAGGTAATTACAATCTTGCGTTAGAACTTAGCCAAGACGCGCTAGATACATTAAAAACTGCGGCTACTCAAGTAACTACACGCGGTGAACTTGCTAAGCAAGCAACGGCAGGTGAAAAAGCGTTGGTAGACTTAATGGGCGAACACGCGTCGGTTCTTAAAATACCTAATTGGTTTGACCCTAGAATTACCACGGCTAATAAAGCGTTGGACATTGTTGAGAAAAAAGTTGGTAAGGCAACGTTAAAAAAACTTACTGAAGCGGCTAAAGACGTTAATAACTTTGAACAGTTACTGTCAACTTTACCTGCGTCTGAACGAAACGCGGTGTTAAAGGCTATAAAAGATCCTAAAGTGTGGGAAAAATTAAAAGATACGGGCGTACCCCGTGCTACCACTTCTGGCGCAGCTATGCTTACAACACCCCCAGCTAACGCTTTAGCTCCCGAACAACAGAACCAAAATGCCCTTGCGAGATAACTATGGAACAAGATATTTTCAATTGGGCAGTTGCCCTGACTGGCGCTTTGGGTGGCTGGATATTAAAAGTAATTTGGGATATGTTGCGCGAGATGCGAGTTGAAATGCAAGGCCGCGACATCCGTATCCAAGACGATCTACGCAAATTAGATACCAAGATGCACGACGATTTTGTACGCCGTGATGATTTTAAAGATGCCGTCAAAGAGATTAAAGAAGATATGAGAGCCGGGTTTGCTAATGTAGATTCTACCCTGCGCTTAATTTTTAAAAAATTAGATAATAAGGAGTAATCATGGAAATGATAAAACACATTCTAAAGTCCAAAACTATGTTGTTTGCGTTAGCCTTAGCCATTTTTGGCGTGTTAGAGATGAACCTTAAAGTGTTTGCCCCGCACCTTTCGCCAGCGTTCTTTGGCTGGTTTAGCATTTTGATTAGCGTCATTGTGGCTGTTTTGCGAGTCTTTACGACCTTGCCTCTTGATAAAAAATGATCTTTAACCCGTATGTCATACTGGGCGCTGCTGGGGTTGTTCTTGCTGCTTTTCTTAGTGGTACTTATACTGGCTACCAGTATGAGCATCGCAAATTCGAGGCATACAAACAGCAAGTTGCCGTTATTGCGGCGCAAAAAGAAGCGGAAAATATCAGTGTTAAGAAGCAACAAGACTTAATTAGCAAGGGGATTACTAATGAATACGAAGCTAAATTGGCTGCTATTCGCAACTATTACGCTGACCGGGTGCGCAACCCCAACGCCAGTGGCAGTTCCTTGTCCCCCATTCCCCCAACCCCCATCGGTATTGATGGAAAAGCCACCAACCTTGAATTTGCTTGTTCCTATACAACGCAACAATTAGTCAGTTTGCAAGATTGGATTAGAGGACAGGTAGCCGTTAAATGATGGAAAGTCAGTTGTTGGCGTTAGGCATTGACGGCAAGTGGAAAGAGCCACTCGAAGAAACGTTTGCCAAGTACCAAATCAACACCAATGACCGCCAGGCGTGTTTTGTTGGTCAATGTATGCACGAATCAGGCGGGTTTAAGTTCTTGCGTGAGAACCTTAACTACAGCGCCAAAGCGCTTATGGCCACATGGCCGTCCCGTTTTCCTGACCTAGACACCGCTACGGCGCATGAGCGCCAGCCTGAAAAGATTGCCAATAAGGTTTATGGCGGTCGAATGGGCAATACCGAAGATGGCGATGGAGCCAAGTACATTGGCAGAGGGCTAATTCAAACTACCGGCAAAGAGAACTATACGCACTGTGGTGAGGCGCTAGGCATCGACTTAGTATCTGCACCCCAACTTTTAGAAGAACCCCGCTATGCGGCTCTATCGGCGGGTTGGTTCTGGAATAAACGGGGCTTGAACGCTTTAGCCGATCAAGGCGACATTGACACCATGACCAAACGAATCAATGGCGGCAATATCGGACTAGCTGATCGTAAAGCTAAGATTGATAAAGTGCGGTCTATTCTTGGCTAATTAATAAAACAACCACCAAGATCATCCCCACAATTACTATGCCAGCAAAGGCAAGGGCTTCGTCAGGACTCATTTGATCCTTGCTATTTTGGCTTTGCGCAACACCATTTCGTATTCTTCTTTCGCCCTATCGTCTAGTTTGCGTAAGGGTAATTCCTGATAATACTTCCATTTTTGTTGGTATTCAAGCGACTCTGATGGCGGTGTCCAACCATATTGGGTTTTCCAACGTTCGGTAATATCAGTTCCTACAGGTGTCCAAATGTGACTGTTTGAGTTGGTCATCTTTTCTCCTTTTGTTTAAATCGCGATACGCTTCTATCGCTGTTTTTAAATCAGCTTGCAAATGCAATATCTCCTGATAACTAGCGTTTGCAAACTGCTCTAAATTTTCACGGCTCCATGTCTTAAAGTCTGGTGTCATGGTTGCGTGGCTTCTTTCATCAGTTCAATGCGCTCTCTGGCGCACCGCAACATGGTGTAGCGCTGGTGTAGGCGTTGTAATACGGACGACCTACGGCTATGAGTCCTTTCTTCGTTTAGCATAGCCAAGACTTCTTGTTCCGTCAACTGACTCAAAATGTCGTTAAGTTTTCGCCAAGTTACTTTTTGCATAGTGTTCAACTTTCTTTTGTAATTCAATAACTTCCTTGGCAGTACGGGCTAACGCTCGTTGTGCCTGGTTGTATTCACGCAACCGGATTGTTTCTTCGGCCTGCGCAGCCTTTAGTTTTGCTTTGTAATACAGTAAGCGATCCATCAACATCTCCCGTCCATATCAAATTCTTCTTTGCCGTTAAGCCGGTCAATCTCGGCTACCAGACGGCGGATAACATCGGCGATATTGGTGTTTGGTGCATACTCGTCAATATCGTCGGCTAGTGTTAGGGCTTCCTCTCGCAAGGTCATTTGACAATCTCCTCAAAGTTGTAAAACCACTCGTCTTTAGCGCTCCACTTAGCGTGGTTTTCTACGCTATAGACTTCAGTAGGTATTTTAAAATCAGGCTTTTTCAGCACCGCAGGCACTAACGATACGTCATACCATAGGCATCTGTTGTTGGGTTGGCAAGCAAACTGCCCGTTATCTAAACGAATAAAGTTGTACGATTTATGCTCCTCGACCCCTTCGCTAAAGCTGGTGTCCAAGCGGTTAGTGTCAGGGCTGGCAAAGTCAATGGTGAACAGGTAATTGCCAAAGTGAAACTGTTTGTCCTTGCCAAAGAACTTGACCTTTAGACCCCGCAAGTTAGACTTCTCAATCACCGCCATGTCATACGATAGGCAGTCCCATATCTGTAGGTAATCTATGGGTAGCGGGGCTTCTACAGGCTTCCATACATACGCACTAATAGGCAGCTTGTCGTACAGGGCGCCGTAATTGGTCAACATCGACTCAATACGAAACGCCTGCCCTTTGATGGCCTTGGCAGTCATCCACACACATGGCTCTAGTTCGCCATGCCCTGACTCTTGGTTATAGAGAAACTCCTTGCGAACAAAACACTTAACGGGCGGGATGTTAGCTACTAGAAACGTCATTTCAACTCCTCCAATGCAATATCTGAAATAGCGCGTTTGTCATGCAGCGCTGCCCAAATCCGTTCATCCACGGACTTATTGGTTAGCAAGATGTAACACCATACATCCTCGGTCTGCCCAGAGCGATGTAGGCGCCCAACAGTCTGCTCAAAGAGTTCTAGGCTCCACGGCAAGGATACAAACACGATCTTGCTACCGCCATGCTGTAGGTTCAAGCCATGCCCTGCCGACTTGGGGTGAATTAATAACAATTCAATCTTGCCGTCATTCCAACGCTCAATAGCTTTGGGGTCGTTGATCGTCTGGGCGTGTGGGTAACGGCGCTTGAGTTCAGCCAACTCCTCAACAAAGTTGTAAACCACGATGGTGTTGGCGTGTTGGTTTTCTTCCAACAACTCGTCTAACAAATCAAACTTGTGGCTAGAAAACCACACAGGCGTGTTGCTGACGTTCATCTTGCCAGGCGTATCCGAGGCGGTCGTTTCGGTCTTGTATATAAAGCCTGACGACATCTGCTGTAGCTTACCCGTAACGACTGCGGCGTTCATAGCGGTAATCTGCTCGGTGCCAAACTCAACGGCAAAGTCTTTTTTCATCTTTTCATACAAGGCGCGGTCTGCCATGTCGCAGCGCATCTCAACCATGTGCAGATCAGGCAGCTTGTCCTTATACGCACCAGCTTCTAAGACAAAGGTTGCGGGTTTAATCTGTTTCATTACGGCCTCCAAAGAACCTACACGTGGCGCCCATTCGCCAAAATCCTTATTGATGCACACAAAATACTGTTGCATAAATGCCCCTTTGCTACGACCTAGCAAGGACTGATTCACAATCTTGCACTGCCCAAAAACGTCCTCAAGCCCGTTGCTAGTAAAGCTACCCGTCAAACCCCACCGCACGTTGATCTTGTCAATGATCTTGATAAGTGCCTTAAACCGCGCCCCGCTTGGGTTTTTAAGGCGGGTCAGTTCGTCAAACACGATGGCGTCAAAGTCTAATGGCTCTTGGGCTAACCATTGGATATTGTCGTAGTTAGTGACTACTACGGGAAAACCCGAATGAAGTGCTTGGCTGCGCTGGGCAGCGGTGCCGACCGCTACGGCTAGTGGCATATCAGACGCCCACTTAGGCTGCTCAACAGGCCATACGTCGGTGCAGACGCGTTTAGGGGCTAAAACAAGCCACCGCTTGACGATCTTGTGCCTGAGCATCTCGTCCATGCCTGTGAGCGTAATGGCGGTCTTACCAGCGCCTACAGGGGCTAACACCATGGCTCGGTCGTTGGAGTACAAGAAGTCAACGGCACGCTCTTGGTAGGGGCGCAGCTTCATTGGTTTTCTTTCATCCAAGTGTCAATATGGTCGGTTGACCACAGGCAAGCGTAGTTCTGATGTAAGGTCTTGAGGTTATGGGCGTGAACCTTTTGCAGCATGGACAGCTTGCCACCTTCGGTCTTGAGTTCCACAAACCACACAATCCCGCCTGGCAAACAAACGATGCGGTCGGCCACGCCGCGCTGGTTTGGCGACTTGAACTTGTACGCAATCCCGCCCATCTTGCTGACAGCCCAAACAAAATATTTTTCAATGTCTTTTTCTTTCATGTAAAAAAGTTTAGCACACAAATTATTTTTATGGTACAGTGGAATCTCAATCACTACAGTAAAGGAAAGTAAATGGCCTCACATTCTCAGATCGTCGGCGGGTCAACCGCCAAGCGGGTAATCAACTGCCCAGGCTCCGTAGCGCTATGCGCCAAGATGCCCCCACAGCCTTCTAGCAAGTACGCCGATGAAGGCACACTCTTACACAACATCATTGCCGAGGTGCTAGAACATGATAAAAAGCCAACCGACTTTTTGGGAACCACGTATGAGTCGATTACATTCACTAAAGCTCTTTTGGAAGATAAGTTATATCCTGCTCTTGATTTACTTAACCAGGTTGATCCTGACTGCCAAATGGATATTGCCGTCGAGACAAGAGTGGGTTTTGGGGATTTTCTTAGCGATGTTTTTGGTTCTACTGATCTGCTTGGTCGGATTGGGAAACGCGCTATCGTTTTGGATTGGAAGTTTGGTGACGGGGTAGCCGTAGAAGCCGAGGAAAACCAGCAGCTGATGTTCTATGCGGCAGCTGCCATGCGTACCCCCGAAGTGCAATGGGTGTTTGAAGGCGCTACCGAGATTGAGTGCATTATTGTGCAACCGCCTGAAATCAAGCGCTGGACGACTACGCCTGAGCGCATTAAACAGTTTGAACAAGAACTCAAAATG